TACTCTCCCAAAAATTCTGTATGGTTCTATCTAAACCAATGCTGTTTGTTGTTATTTTATCAAACAGTTCTGCTAAATCCTTAGCTCGGTAAATGTTTGTCATGGTTCTCCTTAAATAAGCGAGTGTGAAATGTGTCCCTTACGGCAACACTACTATATCTAGCATAAATCATTATAAAAAGGGGTAGTATTACCCCCAATTTTTATGTACGGTTGATACACTCTATACGGTAAACACTAATTAGATGATTTTCTTCTATTGTTTGTTTTTGATATGTAATTAAGATTATCTATGTCAGCTGTTCCACCTAGAGGTATAGGTATAAAATGATCTAACTCTTTGAATCTAGTAGAGTCTAGATTTTCTGGTTCTCGACCACCAAATACGTCTCCTTTATATTTCATTTCTGCTGATAATCTATCACGTTTTGAAATACTTCTAGCATCAGTTGTTACAAGAGTGCCATCTTCTAGGCACTCATCAATAATTTCATTCAAGTCATTAATAAATAATACTTGTCTTTGAAGTAAATCATTTCTTTCTGAACTACCATGGTGAGCAAGATAGGTTCCTTTTTTAGCATTAACATTTGACCATTTTATCATACCTCCTTTACCCTCTTTAGTTAATTTTTTAACTTGATCGTCAGAGAGAGCTTGACCACCCTTTTCAAATGGTGTTATTTGACTCCTATCTTCTAACTTCCTCTTAATTCTATTAACTATTCTATCCATCAATAATTTTGGATTTTTAATTTGAGAGAGTTTAAAATCAGTATATGATAGTTGAGAAGCTGATTGCACATCTTTCGAGTTTGTAAGCATGCAGAGATAGATTAATAAATCTCTATATATTTCCCTTGTAAAATTTGTTGTAATTACTTTTGTTGGGAAATTTCTAGAAACCATTTTGAGAAGTTTATCTAATGTGTTTAATTGCCTAACAATAGTTGCTTCTTTTGCATAGTACATATCATCTAAAGAACGATCATTTCCTTTATTACCATACTTTATAAAGTGAAGCAATTCTGCGATGAAAAGTGTTTCACCTTTTTTCTCAAGTGAATAATTTCCTGTCCATATTTTTGCAAGATCAGTTACGTGTAATTTTTGAATTTTAGGTTCTCTTGAGATTCTTGAAATTTTAAATGAAACAGTTGTCCATCTAATATCTCTTTTTTCATGTTCGCCCCATGGTTCACCCTCATTGATTGCGATAATTTTTTCCACAACTTTAGTAACATCACCACTAACAACCACTGAGATTCTAAATTTATGATTATTAATTTGATCTCTTGCAGCATCATTAAGTGTTTTATATAAAACATTAACTCTCTGCTCTCCACCATAAAATAGTGAAATTGCTAATTTGTTATATCTGAAAGGTGTAAGTGCATATTTTAATCTATTTTGACCATCGAGAATGACAGCAACTGCACCATTTTCCTTTTTCTCTTTTAACCATTCAGACATTTCAATCCACAATTCTTCCAAATCTGGTTCTTCTTTGATTTGATTATTAATATCTCTTATAAGAAAATTAATATCACAAAGTAAAATTTCTTCTGTAATTCCGTCTGTTCTGAATAATCCCTCTAAATAATTTCTTGCCGTTTCATAACCCTTCTTAGTCCACTTTCTTTTTTGTTCTTCTCTTTGTAACCATTCTCGAAAAGAAACCCATAGACCATTTTGATAGGAAGATGTAATCTCTTCAAAGGGTAAAGCCCAAGTAACGACTTTTAAATCATATGAAATACCTTCTGCTGTTATTTTATGTTCGAGGTTGTCAGCTGCCCTCTCACCATTTTGCAATGGTGCAAGATTTTCGTTATTCATGATAGTTTAATTTGTAAATCTGAATTTACTAATTGTGTTTAAAGTCAATTAAGTGGGACTGATCCCAACGCTTTGACTGTGTACTAATTATAGTACATTGTTATTTAGTTGTCAACCCTTATTCAGTTTCAGTTGTTTTTCCTTTCTTACCTATATTATATTTCTGTTCTAATATCCAATCTCCTTTATCCTTATAAGATAAAACCTTGATTTGATTAAGTGGTGCTATGTCAACACAAGAATCTTCTTTAACTATTGAGATAAGTCCCCAATCAGCCAGTAAACGAGTGATGCGGTTACGTCGTTGTACATCGTTGATTGTAAGATTAGCGTGTTTACCATCTAACGCAAACAGTTCTTTAAAATGAACTATAAAATATTTTCCTTGCTTATGCAGAATGTGGCAAGATTGATAGAGTTTTTTCTCTTTTCTTGATGCAACTCCAATACGAGTTAGTGTTTCACGAACTTTCAAAAAATCATCTGGTTCATTCAACACAACCTCTAGCATCTGATCCTGAGTCCATTGCACGGTTGGTTCAACGGTTGTCGTCATCGTATTCCTCCAATATCAAGTCGTTGTTTAATAAAATTAATTTGATCAGGTGTTAATATTTTCAAAGCATTTAATGCCTTTTCGTTACTATAACCATAGTATTGTTTGATGATTTCAAGATCCGTGACTTTATCCTTCCGGAGCCAGGGAGAAAATCTCTTTTTTTTCCTAAGTGTATTTAGATAAAAATGATATTGAAGGTCTTTATCTAGATTTGGATATTTATTCATTTCGTTTGCGAACATGATGCAGTCAAGATGTCCTGATAAACAACGATTGATAATAAATGCCGGATATTTTTTAATTACATAAGGATCATCTTCCATCAAGTTTTCCTTCGTAAAGTTGATAGAGTTTAACCAGTCTTTAAGTTCCATTATCTTATAATCTGAATATCTTGATCTTCTGTCCAGAGTTCGACCTCAGTTCTAAACCTACCCTCAGACTTTAACTTTTCATATCTCTTACCAGCTTTCTTCTTCCACCATGCAATAATATTATCAAGATAAAACTTATCCCAATTTTGACCTTTGATTAATTTATCTTGCTCACCAAGTAATACTTCACGAACATTTCCATAACCATAATCAGATGTATATGATCTCTTTCTTTGTGTAAGTCCAAATGCATTTTTAAGAACTCCATCTAACTGTGTTAGTTTTTCTGTTTGATCATGTTCTTTCAATGAGTTCTTAGTCCATGAAATCATTCTAGTTTGTCTTTTCATCTTTTTAGATGAAACATAACTAGGGGTTACTGGATTATTATTATTAATTAAAGTAAATCTGTCATGAAGTTTATGAAATGCTCTGTCATGAAGTAAAGGCAAAAACTTACTATCGGTTAAACCTTTGAATCTAATGAATGGTTTCAATCCATCATATTGTGATGCAGAGGTCGTAGATCCATATAAAGAAGTTGTTTCAAACCATCCAATATCTTTTTCAAATACTTTGTTAAGGTGCTCTCTTGCGAAATGAGATACACACAATAATGCAAGTAATTTACCACCAAGATAATTATATCCAAAAGGTTGAGATGGAACGATTGCAAAACCCATCACAGCATGACGATTGAATATTGAAAGGTTAGCTGGTTGACCTAACCATTCATTACGTGGTTTTGAATTAATCGTAGGTGAACCAAAACGAATAAATCCAATTATCTTTTTACTATTTTTTTCATATACAATCCAACGCAGTTCTCTACCGGGAATATTTTTCTCAATAATTGCCGATGATGTTGCTGTTAGAAGTTCATGATAATATGCTTGAGGAACTGATTGTTGAAATCTATCTCCAACAAACTTAACCTCAAAATCCATATCCTCTGGATGAATATCTTCATTAAAAAATTCATCCTTTAGAGAAACAATTGATCGACCTCTTTCTTTAATTGCTGCTTCTTTTGTAAAACGAATATAATCCTCAATAGATTTAAATCTATTAAAGTAATTAATAAATTCATCAGCAGCCCATAATGTATCTACTTCACTTAATATCATCTTATGATGGGCATTTTATCCTGATAATATTCTTGTCTTCTAGGTGGCATCTCTCCCATAAGACGTTTTTGTATCATAATGTTGATGGTTTTATCGAACCACGCATCTAATGATTTTGACATTGACCTATATCCTGTGCCAACATAGACTTGTCCTGCAACAACTGCAATAGTCGCTATGCCCCAGAATAGATAATAACTTGACGATTTCATCTGTGCTTTTGTTTTTGTAAATGTTGATTTAGTCATTTGAAAGTACACTCCACCATAATTTCTGTTAGACATGCTAACAAGTTAATTTCTTGATCAGCAGTAAATGCTGCTTGGTATTCATATTTAGCTATGATAAGAACAGCAGCTGGAATAGAAGTAGGAACTAAGGTTTCATAAAGAGCATCATAAATTTCACGATATAATGCAGTACCATCATTATCTAAGTGATTAGCAACCCATTTACGAACATTCTCAAAGTTTTTATCCTTTAAATATCTTGTGAGTTCATAAGATGCTACATGAGAAAAAGTTGCTAATATACCAGAGTCTATTTCACCTCCAACAGAATATCTTTGACACTCATTTAATATTCTTCTCCAATCAGGAAAATGTTTGCTGATAAGTTCAGCAACAACTTTCTTATCACTTTTTACATGTTCTTTTTCAAGAATATAATTAAGTCTTTCAAAGAACTGTGCTGCAATTATGGGTTTGTATTTCTTTTTGATTGTGAAACTAATAACAGTGCAGCGTGAATGAAGGGGTTGAATAATTTTATTTTTGTAGTTACAGGTGAAGATAAATCTACAGTTGGCAGAGAACTCCTCAGTACTTGCTCTGAGAAGGAGCTGTACATCGGGAGTGGTATTGTCTGCTTCATCGATGATGAGGACTTTATGTTTCGACAAATTCGTAAGAGAGACGGTAGATGCGAAGTTCTTCGCGTTGTTCCGAACAACGTCAAGAAAACGACCTTCATCCGAGCCATTAATAACATAAGAATCTACTCCTAATTGTTCGCATAATGCTTTTGCAACTGTGGTCTTGCCAACACCGGCAGGCCCTGTGAATAACATGTTTGGTATCTCACCTGCTGTTATGAAATCTAAAAATGTTTTTTTGTTTTCATCTGTGAGAATGCATTCTTCAATAGTTTTAGGTCGGTACTTTTCGACCCAAATAAAATCACTCATTATTTAAAACCTTTTTTTGGTTGTGGTTTGTCAATTACTTCGACTACTGGTTTCTCAAAAGCAGTT